TTGGTGTGATATAACTCCTAGATGTAAGTTCCCCGTCTATCAACCCTTTGGCTATGCCGCCGTCATCGTCATATATGCTCATTATGATCTTTTGTACGACACCCAGTTTTTTAACTTTCACCGGTGGTGATAGCCATATAGGCATTGAGAAGGTCAGTGTTGCGACATCTATCTCTGAATCTGCCCCAACAGGTATGGTCCTCGAACTGAACGTTGTTCCTGTCAATTCAACGTAACTCAAACTGGTCCAATCAATGTAGTTGTCTGTTTTCTGTATCTCGAAGTCTGGGTTGAACAAATACAATATCTGTTCCATGATCTGTAGTTTCTGATCTGTGTTCGTGGTCCAGATGTCCGCCGACACTTCCAACCTGAACGGAGATGGCATCACTTTCTCAACTGTGTAACCTGCACCCATCTCATTGGTGTAGTTGCCGTCTGAGTCTATGCCTCTTTCTCTCAAATGCTGTTTCTCTATGTGATAAGGATTCTGCATCCTGTCCCTGTCGTAATTCAGTTCTCTGACATAAGCGGCAATCCTCGGTGCGTACTGTAGTGCGTTCTCTGAGTTGTTCCTTATTATGTTTGCAACCTGTCTTGTTGGGTCACCATACACCACAGGCACTGCCCTTAATTGTACGGAACCGTCACTGCCTTTGCCTGTCTCCACAGAGAAGTTACTCAAGATCCTAATGAATTGAGTGAGAAATTTCCTGACCTGTCCTTCGTAAAAATGCAACATGTTTAATTGTCAGCCTTTGGTTTCAGTGCATCTGTCAATGACTGTCTCTGTTTGACCGTTAATCCGTTTATTGTTGATTCCGTTGTGTTGTTGACGAAACTTGTTTTGTAGTTTGATCTAGAATCATTGTTCGTTGTAGTTATTCTCACACTGTCTTCAATTTTGACCCATCTGACTCCGTCATACCTGAACAATCTGTTGGGCAAGAAATCTGTTCTCAAGAAATAATCGCCTTGGTCAACACCAGACGTTGGGAATGTGATACCAAATCCTGCTGGATTTCCGTTGGGTGCCACACCATCTCCATCTAGGTAGAATCCGTAGTGTGAACTTGCTGGTGTGTCTATTGTGGCATTCACTGTGTTATCACTGCTGGCTCTCTGTGCCTCAGTGTTAACATTTTCTGTCCTAATATTACCTCTTTCATCGATTGGTGCAACATAGTATTGCTTGTAGTTGAATCCCGCCTTTGGTGCATCCTGCTCTGCCTGTGCAACTATCTGATCGTTGATGGTTTTCTCTCTGTTGTATGTGCTCATGTAACTGGCGACCGATCCTGTTGTGGTTGCATCGCCTATGATATCTTTGAATTCTTGTGAATCTACTAGAGTTTTCATCTTCAATCTCAACAGATGTGGCCACCATGTTTGACTGAATCCTTCCGCGGCCCTGTTCACATCTTCTACCACGTAGTATCTCTTCAGTGCGATTGGCACGCTTTCGTCCAGAGAATAATCTTCCTTCATGTGAGGAAACTCTATCACATCACCACTCATTGGTTTTCTGCCAATCCTTTCCACGATATCGTTCAAATGCACTGTAAGGAATAGTGTGTCGTTCTGTAAGAACATACCAAACTGCGATAGGTTGAAATCTGCATCTTGCACATTGTATATTCCTCTGACTGTGTACACATCACTAGAATATTTCCTGTCTCTGTTTTCTAAAAATAGCAAATCTTGTATTGTGGTCTCGTTTAGGTCACTTCCTGTCACCCTGGGTTGACTGGGACTCGCAGGTCCGTCCTTGTTTGTGTCTCCCTGATCGTAGGGTCCTAGATATTTGTGTAGGTGTAAGTCTGTGCCACCCACAGTGAACATCTCCTTGATGTTGCGATCGAAGAACTTGTAGTCGTTGCCCTTTTCAGGCTTAAAAATGGATAATCTTGGCATATCATACATATTTATTGCACAGGCAATGACTATAAATATGAGTATGTCAGAACTACAAACAGGACAACAGGAAATTTTCGATTACGTCAAGAACAATCTCGGTGACGGGATGATTGACGTGGAATTAGACCCAAAACACTACCAAACGGCACTGGAAAGGGCTGTGAACAAATTCAGACAGAGATCTTCGAATGCTGTTGAAGAATCATATGCTTTCCTTGAATTGAAGAAGAATCAAAACACCTATATCTTACCAGATGAGATTATCAATGTGAGGAATCTTAACAGGAGGACAGTGGGATCAAGGACCGAAGGTGGTGAAGGTGGAACATTGTTCGAACCATTCAACCTTGCATACACGAATACGTATCTCCTGAGAGCAGGTGCCACAGGTGGTCTGGCAACCTACTACGCTTTCGCATCGTACCAGGAACTTGTTGGCAAGATGTTTGGTAGTTTCATACAGTTCCATTTTGACGTGGCGACTAAAAAATTAACCATCACACAAAGACCTAGGGCAGACGATGAGACTGTGCTGATGCACACAGACAACTACAGGCCAGACATCACACTGTTCAAGGACATCTATTCAAAACCGTGGATCAGAGACTACACTCTCGCTGTGTCTAAGATCATGCTAGGTGAGGCCAGAGGCAAATTCAACACCATTGCAGGACCACAGGGTGGTACCACACTGAACGGTGACGCACTGAAGCAAGAAGGCCAGGCGGAAATTGACCGGTTAGAAGCGGACATTGGAAATTTCCAAGAAGGTGGAACACCACACAGTTTTGTTATTGGTTAATTGACCAAGATCTCCATTTAAATACCCTGCAATGAAAAATTCCAAATACAAGAAATACTCTGACCTCTCACTGGATGAACTGGAAAAGTTGGTAGAGGAGTTGGAAATAATGAGCATAAAGGCGTTGAAAGAACGCAAGAAGACATTGAGAGCATCCATATTGAGATCAGTGAGAAAAGCAATCAAAGAGATTGAAAAACGTCTAAAAAAATAGTATAATAATACTATGCTGATAGGTGTAGTAGGTTTGATAGGTTCTGGAAAAGGCACTGTCTCTGACAGGCTTGTAGAAAAGCACGGATACCAAAAAGACAGTTTCGCTAAAAGTCTCAAGGATGCCGTTGCGTCAATGTTCAATTGGGATAGAAATTTATTAGAAGGTGACACTGAGGCCAGCAGACAATGGAGAGAACAACCAGACGCTTTCTGGAGTGAAAAATTTGGCAAACCCACAACGCCAAGATGGGTGTTGCAGTACTTCGGCACGGAAGTCATGCGAGGCCAGATGTACGATGGCATCTGGGTGGACAGTTGTATTGGTAGGTACAAAGGCCAAAACACAGTGATAGCAGACACAAGGTTCCCCAATGAAGTCAAACAGATCAGGGAACGTGGTGGCAAGATAATACTGGTAAAAAGGGGACAGGATCCCGACTGGTTCGTTGATTACGTGGAAGGCAATATACAACCCAAGGGCATACATAGTTCAGAATACGCCTGGGCAAAAGAAGAGTTTGATTTCGTCATAGAGAACAATGGCACAAAACAAGAACTATACGCCAAGATAGACGATCTAATCGTCAGCGACAAGATCACCAACACGCCAGCCAAGCCTACGGGTACTGCCCAGCCTTTGGCAATTGGCGCAAACAGTTTTTAGATTACTAACGGTAGTATTCCTCAGGTTTCCGTCCACAAACAACACATCCAGTTGTGCTTTGGCCTGTGCTTTGAAACCGCAAAGTTCACACTTATTTTTCTTCTTATATCCGGATCTTTGCAGTGCGGTCACACCTCCCACTGGCTTACCGGCTTTTTTCCTGATACAGGTGTCGCACCGACTACGCCAGTAAACCCTGCCATATCTCTTGTAGGCATAGGCCCTGGGTTTGGTCTTACACTCCGTACACAACGGTCTGTCCTTGTACTGCATGAGTGTATTTACGTCACCTATATAGGCACCACGAAAACGGTAAATTATGTCAACAAAACCGTATGATTGAATAAATAACTCTAGTATATACGTAACTTGCAAGGAGAATACGAAAAATGGCATTAACATCACCAGGAGTAGAGGTTTCAGTAATAAATGA